CCGCCGTTGGCGCGGTTGGCGTAGATTCTGCCGTCATAGCATACGGCACATGTCGCGGAGATACATCCGGCGGGGACGCTCACGTCATCGAAAGTCAGCCCGTTGACCTGAGGCAGCTTCTCGGCATCGGTGATGTCAACTATCTCGACATCTTCCCCGGGGCCGTTGAAAATCACCGGAGTACCCGCAGGAATCACCGTACCAGGTTCAAGACCATCGAGGGGAATGTTGCCACCGCCCTGATAGACCTTGTTTCTGCGGGTCCATACGGGAAAATCGCCGCCGATGGAGAATACTTCCCCCTGCGCGATAGTGTTGAATGTTCCTGAAAGATTGTTCATAAAATTGTAAGTTTTAGTGGTTTAGAGTTTGCCGCGTGCTTTGAATTTCTTTTTATAAGCCTCGCGTGCTTCCTTTGCGGCCTCGTCCGACACTTTGCTTGCTCCGGTTCTTCCGGAACTCCCGTAGGGTGTCGCGCCGTCACCGAAGTAGCGTTTGAGAAGTTTCTCGTAAGCCTTTTTGGCTTTTGCGGTGACGCTTTCGGCATTGTCGTTCTCGCCGACCTCGACGGTCTTGACAGCATCCTCCCAAAGCTCCTTGTTGGCGACTTTGAGAGTCTTTCCCATTGCGGCTACTTCCGACATCACTCCGGCGCGCGCCTCACGCGCCCTTGACTCCTTGACCTCTTTTTCAAGCATGGCAAGTCGTTTCTCTACATCGGTCTCGCCCTCGGGTTTGCCATCATTGCCCTTGTCGGCGGGTTTTGTCTCGGGCTTGTAGTTTTTCTTGAAGCCCTCGACGGCAAGTTTCATGTCAGCTGAGAAGTTGCCGTTGAGCGAGCGGAGAATCTTGGCATGACGCTCAAAATTGAACTCCTCGCCCTCAGCGGGCAGATTTTCATTGACATACTCGGAGATTGTCCTTTCCGACAGTGAGGTTTGTCCTAACTGCGCGGTCAGAGTGGATAAGATTTGTTCTTGTTCCATCAGATTCGGGTAAATAAAAAAGAGCCTGATTCAGCCCCAGAAGGGTTGAATCAGGCTCTTTGGCCTTTAAACTTAAACTATGTCTTTAAAAATCCGCTACATCATTCCGATGCCGAGAACATGATGTATCTGTGGCACCGGCGGCATTTCTGCCTGAACACTCCTTTACGGAACAGACTTCTGATTTCAATGAGTTTGTGCCCGCACGCGGGACAACTTACAAGCCTCTCGGAGTTTACAGAGCTTGTCTGGTCATCGTCTATTGCTGTATGGATTGTCATTCGGATTACGGATTTGACGCAAAAATACATAGTGGACTTCAAACTGCCAAACAAATTGCGCAATTTGCAGGTACAGATTGCGCAAATTTTATTATTTTTGCGCCTGAGACCAATAGAAAGAGCCTTTAAAGGCCGGAATCCCGTACAGTTGCGGGAGACCGGCCTTTTTTATTTATATGAGAAAGGGACGCGACATATCGGATTTTCTGGACGGGCGCAAGGTGCTCTCGCCCTATGTCGTCATAGACATACGCAAGGCTTTTCAGGAACACCGGAGCGAGGACATAGTGGCGCAGCTCGGAGGTCAGGAAAACATTCTCGCCTCAGATGCAGACATTATAATAGGTGGTGGTTGCCGTGGCGGCTCGAAGTCGTTCACCCTTCTCATGAACGCACTCTACGATATATATCACCCCGATTTCCGTGCGGTGATTCTGCGTGCGGCCACTGATGACCTCTCTGACCTTATCGACACTTCTTACAAGCTCTACGGCGATTTCGGCGAGTACAACCGCGCCAAGGGAGACATGACGTGGAATTACAAATCGGGAGGATGGCTCAAATTCTCATATCATGCCGGTTCGCTTGAGGATTTCAAGATAAGGTTTCAGGGCAAGCAGTTCGCGTACATCGGTGTCGATGAGGTGACGCACATGGCCTACGAGAAGTTTAAGTACCTTATCACTACCAACCGAAACGCGTTCGGTATCCGCAACCGCTTCATCGGCACATGCAACCCCGACCCTGATTCGTGGGTGGCAAAGTTCATAGACTGGTGGATAGGGGAGGATGGTCTGCCACTCCGCGAGCGTGACGGCAAAGTGCGCTATTGCTTCATGGAGGGCGATTCCGTCGATACTATATACTGGGGTGACACGAGGGAGGAGGTCTACGAGCAGTGCAAGGATATTATCGATTCCTATTGGAAACCGGAATATAACCGTTACGGCACCCCGCAGGAACTGTTCATCAAGTCCGTGGCATTTGTCGAGGCGCGTCTTGCCGATAATGTCGCACTGATGAGCAGCGACCCGACATATCTCGCCAATCTTGTCAATCAGGATGACGAGCAACGTGCGCGAGACCTTGACGGCAACTGGAAGTTCAAATCGGCCGGCGATGACATGATCAAGCTCGCCGACATGGATAGATTCTACAATAATTCCATGCAGCTCGGTGACGGGCAGCTCCGTGCCACATGTGACGTCGCATTCGACGGTGGCGATAACCTTGTGCTCATAAAATGGATAGGCAACCATATCGACGACATCTTTGTCTGCCGGTGCAATTCTGTTGACGCGGCCAACGCCGTAAAATCCAAGCTCGCATATTGGCAGGTGCGCGAGGAGAATTTCACGTACGACCTTCCGGGACTCGGCCAGATGTTCAAGGGAGTTTTCCCGAAAGCCATACCGTTTATCCCCAAGGAGGCGGTCAAGCCGGAGTGCAAGAACGTCTACGCCGACATAAAGAGCCAGTGCGCATACGAGTTTGCCGACATGCTCATACGCGGCGAATACTCCATAAATCCTTATCTGCTCAAACAGCGGTTCTCGGGCAACGGCTACAAGGATACTCCGCTCGACCAGATTCTCAATCTCGAACGCAAGGCCATACGCAAGGACGAGGATGTGGCTGACAAGGCATGGAGCCTGATAAAGAAAAAGATAATGAAACGCTATACAAAGCATTCGCCTGACTTCATCGAGGCGATGCTCATGCAGCGAATATTCTTCATAAAAGGAAAGAAACACACCAAGCCGAGGCTGATGCGGTATGTAAGCCCGGGCAGACGGTTTGTGTGACAAAACTCTACACAGATATGAATCCAAGGAACATCAAGACTAAAAGACCATGGCGCAAAATCCGTCCGGAGGGCTATCTCGCACACGGCTCTTTCGGAGCGGAGGCTGAACCGGACATGCCTCACGACGTATTACTCTCCGACACGGTGACACACGCCGACATGCTCAGGCAGTATTACCCGTCGGGGCACCTTATCAATGACCCTAAGTATTATCCTGACATATACCGTGAGGAGGTTGTGCCGATACTTGACCGCAACGGCAACGAGACCGGACAGACATCCCGTCGGCTCTACAAGGAATGCGTGCCGCGCTATGCGTTCGCATTCCAGCAGATAATCTCTCTCAAACAGACAATCCATCTTACCGGCAATGATATTCAGTTCGAGCTGAATACCTCTGACCCTACTGAGAAAATGCGTGGAATCTACGACCGTTTCCGCGAGGGGTGGCTTGGCAAGGACATGGAGATTCACTTCTTCGATGCTGTCAAGTCGGTGAAGATTGTCGCTGATGTCGCTTTCGTGGGATTCATGAGCGACGGCGAGTTTTCGGCACGCACATTCTCATATAAGGACGGATCGGAACTCTACCCGCATTTTGACAACCGTGGCAAGCTGATTCTGTTTGCACGTTCATTCTACGATTACGACGACGAGGGCAATGTGGTGGTGGAATGGCTTGAAGTGTGGGATGACAAGTATCTCACGCGTATGAAAAAGACCGGCAAGGGATACCGCTCTACGTATGAGAAGATACTCGAACGGTTCGGTGCGAGCGGATACACGGTCACAGAGCGCAAGCTCCATGGTTTCCCGTTCATCCCTGTCGCCTACATGCGCGACGATGACGGACCATGCTGGGCGGCCTCGCAGGATTCGATAGATTCCTACGACCTCTCTTTCTCTCAGATGGCGCATAACAATCAGGCGTTCGGCACACCTATTCTTGTTTTCCAAGGCGACGGCGCCACCCTCGACATGCAGCATGATATAAACGGCACGGTGCGCACCATGTCTATGGATAAGGAGAGCAGCGCGGAATATCTGCAATCACAGTCTGCCTCGGAGTCGTATATGCGTCAGCTCGACACGCTCTACAAGATGATTTATGAGCAGTCGTTCGCCGTGATTCCTCCGGAGATGAAGTCGGGCGACCTACCGGGTGTCGCATTGAAGTTGCTCTACTCGCCCGCTCTGGAGAAAGCCATGCACGACGCGGCGGAGTGGCAACCGTTCTTGCGCGATATGGTCAGGATTTTTACCTACGGTTACGGCGTTGAATGCGAGTCGCAGATTGATTTTGCCAATCTCCCGCTGAAATATTGGATCAAGCCGTATGTGCATATCAACGAGTCGGCCATGGTCAACGACCTTGCGACAGCCGTCCAGAACGGATTCTGTTCACGTCAGACCGCGAGCGAGCGCAATTCGGAATATTCCTCCGTCGGTGAGTGGGAGCGCATTGTCAAGGAGAAAAAGCAGGAACAACAGGCGGATTTGCTCTACACGATAAAGACCAAGCAGGCATCAACAACTGAAACAGATGGCACGAACGATGGCAAGACAACCGAGGCAGCATGACATCGAGGCAGCGCGTGAGTACGTAAGGCAGCGGCTCGATGCTGAACGCTCCATGCAATACAATTTGCAGATAATCATGCGCGAGGCCGCTGAGCGCGTTGTCGCGGTATGCTACGCCTATGTCGTCAATCCGCGCACGTTCTCTTACGACACTCTGCCGGCGGACGCGCAACGCTCCGTCGATGACATCATGTCGTGGCTACGCGATGCTATCGAGGATTATTTCACGGAACTTGCGCTCTACTGCGAGGATGATGACAAGGCGACGCTTCTTGCATTCATAACGCGGCGCACATATGGCTCTACGTTCGGCGAACGTCTCACGGAATATCTGCGCCGGTACCGGGTCGAGCTTATGGTGCTCGTTGGTGCGGCTCTTATGCTCGGCCTTTCAAAATCGCGAGCGGCCTCTACAATAGGGGATAATATGAGGCAACCGTTCGCCAATCCGGAGCTTAAGGCGGGTATATCAAATGTCCCCTCCTACGGTCACGGTCAGACAAACTCCATGTATACGGCGTTGGGTCGTCTGACTCAGTTCGGCATCTCCGAGGCATGGATGCACGCCCGATATGTAAGCGACAAGAAAAACGGCGCGACCGGATGGTACGTGATGCGCTCCTCTGCCTACCCGTGCGACCTCTGCGACTCCATGCAGGGGTATCACGCCGACGACACACAACTGCCGCCTTACCATAACAGTTGCGTGTGTGTCGCCGTGCCGGTATTCCCCGACGAAAACTCTGAAGTTATTTAATATCTTGCGGAATCGCGAAAACGTAATCTCCGGCCGAAATGACTCTACATGGTGTTATGTCGAGGTTGAGTTTAGCCGACATCTCGTTGAAGTCGTCCTCATCATCTTCTGCCGTATAGACATCGATGCGGTTGAGCTTGCACGAGATTGCAATATCCTGGGCGGTCTCATTGTCGATTGCTCCAGTTCTCATGCCATCCGCATAAACGCCTCCTATAAGGTCGTTGCACTCGACTTCCTCTCCTTCAACCGTGATTGTCGGACCTTCGCCATCGCCGTACCACCAGCTGATCACTGTCTCTGTTTTGCCATCGGAATAGACATGTCCGGAAAGTTCACCGCTCCAGCTTCCCACGACCCTGAAAAAGTCGGGGTTGTAGTATTCGAGATTGCTTGCGGCCTCGTCAAATTCCATGCAGTTACCCGTATCATCGAGGTTATTTTCGCTGATGTACTTCTCAGCTTCTCGTTGTGTCAAAAATATAATTGTTCCCATATGCTATTGTCTGACAGTTCAAACACTGTCACGAAATTAGTGATTATTATTCAGATTCGCAAACGCTATTTGAAATATCCCATCAGTTCCTCGCTGTCGGTGCGCACGCCCGATTGGATGTATTGCTGTGTTATCCTCACGTCGGAATGTCCCAACAGGCGGCTTATGGTGTAAATATCCACACCACGGAGATAAAGATTTGAAGCGAACGAGCGGCGGGCTGTGTGACTCCCTACGTATTCCCATTTCTCACCCTCGGCCTCGGCTCCGGCCTTGAATACCTTTGTCGGTTGGTTGATCAGGCATTTCTGACATATGCGCCGAAGATTTGAGTTATAGGTCTTGTCGGTCATGTCTACGCGCACATTCTCACGAATCAGCTCGGCCACAATCGGTTTGAGCGGCAATGTGACCGGGGTCTTGGTTTTCTGGGACACATATTGCAGCGTGTCACCGTTTATATTGCTCTCGTTGAACCGTTCCGCGTCCGAGTGCCGCGCTCCGGTGTATGCGGCCAGAAGGAACGTGTTGCGCACATACAGTTCACGTTGCGTGCGCGGTATGTAGGACGCGATGCGGTCAAGTTCCTCCTCGGTCAGATATACGGAAGTCGTGACGCACCGGCGCGGCGTCAGCACTTTCGAGTATCCGCGTGGCAGCTCCACCTCATCGGCGTACATGTTCAGCACGGCCTTGAGGCGTGTGGCGTATTGGTTGACCGTGTTCGGCGCGTGCCGTTCGGCCATGTATGCGATAAACTTCTGCAACCGTGCTTTTGTCAGGTTGTCCCATGTGGCCGCGCAAAGGTTGGCGGCCTCGAATGCCGTCAGGATAAACACCCAGTCGGGATATTTGGCCGTGAATGCCTCTTTCAGTGTCGGCGTGTCCTGATCACCGGAGCCGTCGGTGTCCGGTGTCTTCTGTGGCTCCGTTTCGGCCTGAGTGGTGTCGGGTGTCGTGGCCTCCGGTGTTGTCTCTATATGTTTCTTGCCGAATATGCGGCGGAATATATTCAGTTTCATGTCGATTGATTTTATTGGTTTTTAATGTGGCGGGGATTTCTCTCTATGTTCGGGCGGCGGCGCTTCCGGCGGTTGTTCCGGGGCGGTGTGTATCGCTTCGTCCATCAGCCCCGGCGGTGCCTCTGCAAGTGCTTTTTCTGCAATGGTAAAATAATGGTTGTGCTTATCGCAATCTTGATCATATGAGCCGAGCCAGCTGATATAATTGCATATATCGGCTGCTTCATCCTTGCTCCATGTTTCATCGGATTGGATGTCGCAAACGTGGGCAGGACGCAAATTTGCCGTTTCTGCCGTTATTTCGTCATTGGCTGACACATTCTCCGGCTTTGCTGTTTCCGTTGAAATTTGGGACGATTCAGCGGCTTGTTGTGCTTCTTCCTCGGCCTGCGCTTTCAACCGCCCAGCGATTTCATGTAAAATTTTGCAAGTGCCGTCGATGTTGCGGTCTGTCAACTTGTGACCCCAAACGGTAACGCGGCCATCTTCCATTAACGCGGCCTCGGTTACTTTCTCGCGCATGAATCCAATCGTCCGGATGTTGATTTTGTAGCCGACGGACTCGGCCAACAATTCAATCTGCTCCACCGTTACGGCCTTATGCTCCAGCAGTCTCTTTTTGCCGTCGGCCAACAGTTCGGCGTTGCGCTTTTCCTCGGCTTCCTTTGCCTCACGTTCGCGTTGTTCCGCCTCCTCGGTCTTGCGGCGTTCCTCTTCCTCGCGCTGTTTCAGGTATGCTTCGCGGCTCGCCAATAGCGGTGCAACGTCATGTCCCAGACGCTTCATCACTTCGATCTGGAGCTTGCCGATAAACCGGTTTCCATTGGCTGCGGCCACTATTGAGGATTCAAAGTTGGTATAATCCGCTTTTATATCCTGGCGGCGTTCCTCTATCCGTTCCAGCCTATCGGGGCGGAGGGAGTGCCAATATACGCCGTTACGCTCAAAAATAAAGTATGCGTAATTTTGGCCGTAATCGTCCGAGTCTTTGGTGTAATATATACCCTCGGAAAATTTTGTCAGCGTTTCCCACTTTTCGGTCAGGGTGTTGCCGTCTGCCTTGTATTGCAGTACTTTTGCGCGAATTGTGCCATCCATGTTCATTTTCGGCTGCTTCGGCTTGCGCTCCGGCTTTTTCAGCTCC